CGAGGCGTGCCTGAAATTCCGTCTCCGACTGTTCCTTCAGCATGCTTGCGTGGTTGTCGATGGCTTCGCATAATTGCGTTGAAACCTCGGCTGTAAGACCACATTTTTGCAAAAGCTGCTTGATCTTGTCCATTATCAGGTCAACTCCTATTTCACTTGGGAACTGATCGTTCTGAAGTTATTTTTGCCCAGTAGTATCATTCTGTACTTCTGTCCTCGTATCGTTAAAACATCCTATAAGTAGCCACTTAGTTGGTCCATTGCACATAACGCACGGTCCGGAAGGCTCTGGAGGCTCCTTGTCACCCTTTTGAATGCGGCCCCCGTTTTCGAATCCGCAGGTTTCATCAAGACATGCTCTAGTCCAGACGTTACCTTCAGCAAACCGGACATTAATTTTTCCGCTATTCTCACATTTAGGACAACCAGCAGTACAGAATGGGCATTTAGCTTTCATGTAGTTATTTACGTTTCGGCTTCTTTTTACCCCACCGAATGAATTTCTCTCTATCTGAAGGATGTAGTAGAAAAGACATACGCTTAGTCGGATCTGCCTTTACCCAATGCCCCTCACTCAACAGCTTGAGTTTCATGATATCCTCTTCGATAAGTTTGTTGAAAGATATTGGAGAGGAGCAACTATGGCCGACCAACAATGCGCTCATCTGGCTGAATTCCTAAAGTGCGAGGTCGATATAATCGAGCGACACCTCGCAAGACACAAATGGTATAATAAAATCCCTGGTGAAGCTGAAGGGATTGCAGATTTCGTTAAGAAATATGGATGGCTGATGCGTGAGCTATACTGTGGTTATACGTGCCCTGATAGAAGTACCTGCCACTTGTGCGTGATTGTCAATTTGCAGCACGCAAGTAGCGATATAGGTGTAGAAACCGCTACTGAGTAAATGGCGGCGGTGTATACTGACCGCCACCGCCACCACCGAGGCTAATATTGCTGTTTGTGATCAAGCGTAATGCTGCCATTACTATACTCATGGCTGTCACGCCGGTTCCAGCACCGATGAGCGTCTTCTCGGAAGGACCTCCGAAGTATAACCCATACCCGATAAGGCCAACGCCGACAGCTAACATAAATAAACCAACAATCATTGTCCGGCTCTTATACCACGACTTATTGCCACGCATCTCCTTCACACCATCAGCGAATCCCTTAGCCCACTCTTTACGTTGTTTTGGGTCGGTATAAGTACATTGCTTATGCAATTCTACGGCTTGCCAGCCTTCCCAATATTCTACAGACCTCTGGCATCTAGTGCTAAGTAGTGAAAACATCAATTCCTCCTTAGCAACCTACGCAAAGGGCCTCTTGTTATCGTGACGGTCTCTGTGTTCGACTCGGCTGCTGGCGGTGCTGCTTGCGGTGCTGCTTGCGGTGGTTCTGGTTCTGGAATACCCGGTACCGTAGCCCATGGCACTGGTGTATATTGATTCTTAGCGGCTCCAGCAGGTTGTTCTGTCTTCTTATAAGGGCACACACCAGTTGTACAAGGCTCGTCTGCAACAGGTGCCTTCAGCGGATTCACAGCCTTAGCGGGTTCATCAGCAGGCACCGGTGGTGCTGGAGTGGAGCCTTGCTCTGAACCAGGTGTCGAACCTGGTTTCGGTTTCGGCTTCACTGGTTCGATGGGTTCTGCGGGAGTCACCGGAACATCGTTTGGCGTCACGATGTCGCCATTGGCATATAATATAATCCCTATGCCAACTACTAACAGTACACAACCAACGATAGGAAGTATCGTTTTCATTTGATGACCCCTTCATCTGGAGTGACTGGGACTTCACGCTCCTCGCGCATTGGATATTTGTCCGAAAACCATTCAATCACACCACAGACATTGCATTTGTGTTGATGGTCGTATCTGCTTGCAGGTCCTGAGGCACCATTAGCAGACCTAACAGCACCAGTACCTATCATAATTCCCTTGCCACACTTACACAGTATATTATGCTTGAGCGTCTTGATCTCGAACGACTGCAGCCGGTTCTTTTCAATGACGACCATTATATCCTGAAAACGTTAGGAATTGCCATTGTTCCGAATCTAGTAAACAGATTACGCCAGAATGCACTACCATCATCACGGTTATATTGTTCTAGCGGCTTTTGCCACTCCTTATTATCAGGCAAATAACCAATTTTATGTGCTGTGTCGCCAGAAATTATTTGAACACCACCGACTGCACGCCTGATATTGGTTGAGACGAATTGTGACGGATCGATAGATACCACACCAGCTTCAATATCTGATTTTTTCAATAAAGCATCGATCATCTGCACTTTCGCTTTACGAGTGGTGCGATATTCATGCTCCGGGCGATATACACCGTCGTCTTGCGGGACCCATACTGCATTCAAACATCCATCGCCAAACACATAATCGGCGTCAGTAAACCATATAACATCCGCTTTTGACGACTTTGCAGCAAGATTACGACCAATCGGCCTTTGATATACCGATTGGATAGGCATATGAATGAAATTCCACGTTATCCATGGTCGATTGATAACACCGAAATGCGACAATACTTTGGTTGTCAGCTTATCATTAGTGGCGAATATAACGGTCACAGTAACCGGCTGACTTTCATTAAGGACGATAGAGCTTAAATGATAGTTCAGAAGTGTAGCAAATCTCTCACCAAAACAATGGGTGACAATTTCGATCATTTCTGATACGTCTCTATCGTTCTACCGCATACGCAGCACTTAAAGTAGTCTGGATTTGAATTTTCGAACATGTACGCCGGGTCTTTACAGACATGAAATCCAAATAAGCAGAAGAACCTACCTATTACGGGGAATCCTCCAAACAGACATGCTATCGCGTGGTTCATTTGTGGCTTTTCCACCACTGGACTGTTCGTTCTAACCCGACATCAAACGGCGTTTCTGCACTAAACCCAAACTCCGTACACGCCCTTTGCACATTAAGGCATCTTCGCGGCTGGCCATCCGGCTTCGTCAAGTCGTGGAAAATTTCACCATCAAAACCAACAAGTCTCGCAATTTTTATGGCGAGATCATAGATGGTAATTTCGAACCCAGCTCCAATATTCACTGGCTCTGGGTGATCGTATGATCTAGTCGCCATCACTAGTGCTCTGGCGCAGTCCTCAACATATAGAAATTCACGGCTTGCTTTGCCGCTTCCCCACATAACGACTCGATTTTCGCCTTTGTCTTTGGCCTCTTGAAACTTGCGAATTAGGGCCGGTATGACGTGAGAACTCTTTGGATCGAAATTGTCGCCTGGGCCGTACAGGTTGACCGGCAGCAAAAAGATTCCATTCATACCATATTGTTGCCGATAAGCCTGCAACATTACTAGCAATGCTTTTTTCGCAATTCCATACGGTGCATTTGTTTCTTCTGGGTAGCCGTTCCATAAGTCTTCTTCGCAGAATGGGACCTTTGTATGTTTCGGATACGCACAAATAGTGCCGACCTGAACGAATTTCTTGATTTTGTTGCGTCGTGCGTGCTCGATCAGATGCACGCCCATTATCATATTGTGGTAGAAAAATCTGCCAGGATTTTCTCGATTCGCACCAATACCGCCAACAAGTGCAGCCAAATGCACGACTACATCCGGCTTGAGATCGTGATACATCCGCGAAACGCTGTTTTCATAAGTGAGGTTGTAATCCTCGATTCCTGGTGTCAGCAAATTCTTATCAGGTACGCCTGCCAACCGAAATATGGCTTGGACGTTCTTACCAAGAAAGCCAGCGGCACCAGTTACTAAGATACGGTCGTTTGCGAAGTCAATCATGATCTTTTGGAGTCTCGTAAGATCTTCTCAGACCGAGCCAATTCCATATCATGCTCGACCATCATTTTCACTAATTGTTTGAATGTGACTTTGGGCTCCCATCCAAGAATTCTTCTAGCTTTAGAAGAATCACCCAATAACAAATCAACCTCTGTCGGTCGAAAATATCGTGGGTCTATTTCAACATATTTGTTCCAATCCAAATCGAGTAATCCAAATGCCTCTTCGACAAATTCTCGAACTGATCTGGTCTCGCCTGCGGAGATTACGTAATCGCCAGGGACGTTGTGCTGCAGCATAAGCCACATAGCTTCAACATAATCGCCTGCGTATCCCCAGTCTCTCTTGGCGTCTAAGTTGCCAAGGAATAGTTTATTTTGTAAGCCTAATTTGATGCGTGTCGCTGCACGCGTCACCTTCCTCGTAACGAATGTCTCACCACGCTTATGACCTGTGTGATTGAATAGCGTCCCGTTACATGCGAATATGCCATAGGCTTCGCGGTAGTTGATTGTCTGCCAGTACGCAAACGCCTTTGCACACCCATATGGGCTACGTGGGTAGAATGGTGTCAATTCTGTTTGCGGAGTTTCAACAACCTTGCCATACATTTCGCTACTAGAAGCCTGATAGAACTTGATTTTAGCGTTGAAGCCCCTTATTGCTTCTAATAATTGTAGCGTTCCGATAGCTATCGATTGTGTCGTATAGACAGGCATATCGAAGCTGACGCGGACGTGGCTTTGGGCTGCCAGGTTATAGACCTCATCTGGTGCAACCCTCTTGATAAGATCAGAAAGACCTATACCGTCGGTCATATCGCCATAGTGCAGAAACATCCGTGCTTCTTTCACATGCGGGTCCTGATACATCGATTCGATACGTTCAGTATTGAAACTGCTTGATCGACGTATCAGCCCATGAACTTCATAACCTTTAGAAAGGAGAAGTTCACATAAATGACTCCCGTCCATGCCGGTTATACCGGTGATCAGCGCCTTCTTAGACATGATTCCTCAGCTTAATTAGCTAAGGTCATACCGCGAAGTACAAATGAACCCATTGATGGGATGGCCTTCGATCCTACGAGCCACGCGTCATTACCTGGGCCATGAGAATTCGGAGTATGGACCTCGATCTTGCCGTTATTGACACGCAGCATATCAAGAAACACAGCGTGATGCCACCAGTCGTAACCAACATAACAGCCCCATCCTTGGAGCAGAGCAGTTACAGTCTCGGCCCAAACATCCCTGCCACCAAGATCCCACCACTCTTGCGGCATGTAGTTCTGTCGCTCATCCTTATAACTCGGGTCCCATTTCGATGGGCTTATTTTGTGTTGTGGAACGGTTGCGCGTGTTGCGATACCATTTGCTGAGGCATATTCCAATGCGCGATCGAGATAATAGCCAGCGTTCCGATATCCGGTACACTCAGCCAACGACTCTGCAGACAACTGCACAAACGGCTGACCCATCGCGTGTCGAACAGACATACACGTTTCGGCTAAACTGTATGCCCAGCAGAAACCAAGGCCATTCTGATAATCTGCGTTCGGGTCGCTCTTCCATCGTTGTCCGATAAAAGCACCAGCAGCCGTCATCTGTGCGATTCGGTCTCTCCACTCACTCTCAGGAATGAGCGGCACATGCTCCGCGAAAACCGGGGCACATACCAAATCGCCGATTTGCGTTTGTCGCGGTAATGCACCAAAGGTGAAACCAGCAGCCTCACCTTCAGCTACAACATCAGCGAAATTGTCGTCGGTAATATATAAGCTCATTGTTTGCCTGCGGCTTTCTTAAGTGCGTCCAACTTTGACGGACATGGCATAGTAGTAATCTTACCACCAGGCCATTTCAAAGCCAGAATTGGAAGTGGTTTATCGCCAACAGCATCAATAAATGGCTGTGCTTCAGCCGAAGGTTTCTTTGCCTTCCCAAGCACATCCTTGTCCCAGACAGATATGCCTAGCTTCTCAGCACCGGCAAACAATTCGACCCACTCTTCCGATAGTGGCTTGTCGACTTGAGTCTCACGCAAAATGACGGCTCTCTCCGGCACCCCGGAAGTACCGAATGGCACTATGTCAGGCTTAACGATCATCGTCAAGCCGATAGCAAGAAACAAGACGATGATGATTGGTGGCAGTATTTTCTTCGTCATTGGACAGGAACCTCCACAACAGTGCCGTCAGTAGTTGTGACTTTTGCTGTTTTAGCGATAACAGCAGCGGATGTTGTGGTGTCGACGGTTTGTGCAGTCTTCCATGCCGCAATCGCTCCCTGCCAGAGCGTGTCTGCAAGAATATCGCATGCCTTGACCGCATCTGGCGATGCTTTCACGACATCAATCTTACTCAACAGTTCGACATAACCAAGATTGGCAGTTAGAGTTGCTGTATCAATTGCAGCACTGACTATCTTGCCACCTGTGGTCTGGCCGACTGTAGAGCTCTTGCCCCACGTAATCCACACCCAAGCTGCAAGTGCGACCAATGCTAGTGCGACAATTACGACACCAATAATCTGAGTCATGGTATCACCCTCTATCGGTTAGGTTAACCAAGTGGGAATCACTTGCGACGACCACTCGCTTTCTTCCAAATCCCAAGATTTTTTCTCTTGGCCTCATCCTCATACTTCTTCCAATCCTTTGGGGCCTCTGGTAGCAATTTCGCCATCCCTAGTCGGACCTGCTCAGTATTCAAACACTGCCCGTACGCACTATATACCAAACCAACAATTAATTGTGCTTCGGGCGGCTCTTCATAATGTTTGCCAGTCCCGCCACATTCAAAGCATTTGATTGTCTGAGGTTTAGGATTGGCCTTTACAATATCTTTCAATTGTTGAGCAATAGCCGCACATGGATGGCCATTATTATCTATGCACCCCTTACATCCATCATCGCCCCAGTGGCTCTCGATAATCCTTTGACACTTCTCGATAGTGTCGTAAGTCAGCTTCAGTTTTCCAGTCCCATGGCATTCAGGACATTCTGGATCTTTCTGGCAGAAGAAGCAATTAACTTCACAAGTGTCAGATATTTTCCCGGTGCCACCACACTCGTCACATTTGACGAGTTTCGGTTTTTCTTCTTCGGTCTTGACCGGTGCAGCTTTGACTGGCTCGGCTTTGACTGGCTCGGCGGCAACCGGTTTAACCGGTATTTTTCTGATGCCTGAATAAGGCACTCTGACAAAGTTACCAGCGAGACGTTCTAATGAAGCGCGGCTCTCTTCAGCAAGCGGCTCATTTGATGGAGCGGCAACATAAGCGAGATTTATAGATTTAGTTCGCCGACCACGGGCACCTATACGAGCCTCTAGGCTTGTCCCAGTAAGTGCACTAGTTACTGTATATTCAGCCCATTTAGTTGGTTTAGGCTCGCGATGTCTGCTACAAGCGAAATCACGACATGAACCGCCATGAAACACCCAACCGCCGAGCAGAAATATCGCCAAACAAACCCAAAACCACCACGGTATGAACGATATGATTTTGGCTATTACACTGAAAATCGCACTAAAGATGGCCATTATGCCTGTGAGCATATATTCCTCAGCCACGCAAATAAGAGTCAGAGGTAAAACCCTATTATCTTTGCTGAATATTAAGAGAGTAGCACTCTATTTAAAGTGCGCTCAAAATAGTTCTCGCCAAGAGAATCGTCATAGAGATATTTATCGACTGGATTCTTATCAACAATATCTTGCTCAACAAGCTGAAATAACACTTGGCTGGCTTCTGTAGATAGCTTGCCACGATGCCGCTTGTCACCATATTCAATATTATATTCGATAGGGCCAGCTAATCTGAATTCAGAATCGAGATCAGATGGAGTATCACGGCTACCTTCATAATAAGTGCCAGATGTCAACCAATCGACAGAAAAAGAAATCAATAACTGGTTGGCTCGGAATCTACGCCCAACGACACGTCTGAGTACCGGGAATAGTTCTCGTTGAACTACTCCCGGTACCTCATTGTCATTCTCAAGGTACAGGACTCCACCATCGAGATAGACATTGTATGACGAGTCGCCGGGAATATTATTCCAACTCTTGGGCATAATACTAGATTCTGTTCTCGCCAGCCTTAACGGGCTTGAGATTGCCAGCGTCCTTAACGCTGACGTCAACCTTGCCATTTGAGTCGAAGCCCTCTAGCTCTTTGCCTTTACCCTTAGGCTTCTGTGCACCCTTCTCCTTTGGAGGCTCGCGGTGATCCTGCTTTGTCGTGTCGTAGTCACTCTTTTTCGGATCAGTGATGTCCTTATCTTCCACGATTTTCTCTTCGCCCTCGATTTCCTCCTCGGGCTGCTCTTCGGGTTCAGGTGTGTTACCAGCCTCAAAGTTAGGCATCTCATCGGCAATAGCCTCCGGGGCTTCTGGTGATTCGGGTTCGATGCCCTGGTCGGTCACTGGTTGCATCCCGTTCTGCTCACCAGCACCACCCATGTCCATCTCTCCGCCCATCTCAGCACCACCGACACCAATGATGTCGACTTGCGGCTCTTCACCGCCACCTTCAACACCGGTGTCGACCGAGACCGAAACTGACCCGTCGCTACCAGCAGTAATAGTCGCTACGGCTTCTTGAAGAGCATTGTCTTCCTCTTCTGTGATTGGCCGGAACTGCTCGATGCCTTGGGCGAGCCACTTCGAAAATGGTTTGCTGTCGCCGTCTCTTAAGCCAGCGGCACACAATGCACTCTCGAACAGATTTTCTGGAATTGGCACATTCACGTTGCCATCTTCACTGAGAATGACGAAAGGTTCAGCGTAATCGAGGATGAATCGAACACCATCAAGATCACCCTTGATCCCCTTGCCGCTCTCATCATGTTCAAGCCACACGATATTGCGTCGAATACGCGATTCGTTCTTCGGACCTTCGCCGGTTATACCAGCATCGGCCTCTGGCGGCGTTCCGTCATCAATTTCAGCAACACTATTGCCGGATGGTTTCTTCCGCTCAGTCTTATCCAGGCTTGAGCGTCGAGGATTACGCCGACGCATCAGAGTGCCGCTCTTATATTGATCTTCGGCAATCTGGTTGAACTGTTCGACAATGCTATCGACAGTGGCATTGATACGGTGTTCCGGAATCCGCAGACCAGAAGCAGTAATCGCCTCCAACGCTAGCTTGTGTGCGTCGATGTCTTCAAGATCGACATTCTTGGATTCGGCGAGTTTGAACATATTGGAAACTACGTCGTCCATTTCGTCGCGGAGGATGGATCGACCGTAATCGATGCCCATGCTAGAAGTGAACTCGACCGACTCGCCCATGGCGTACGGATCGGCGTCTTCATCACACTCCATCTCGCACTCATCGACCTCTTCGCTGCCTTCGCTGCCTTCGCTGCCTTCATCCTTCTTGTCGCCCTCGTCCTTCTTGCCTTCTCTTTCGGCAATCTTGTTCTTGAGCCACTCCTTGTCCTCGGCCATACCGAGGGCCTTACGTGCGACACGCTCAGATACAGGCGTTTCGGTCTTCTGTTTGCTGTCGAGGTTGATGTTGACGTCTTCGTCTTCTTCCTCACCACCGAGTCCGAGATCGTCCAACCCCTCTTCGCCTTCCTCTTCCTCGTCGCCGAGTCCGAGTGCTTCGAGGTCTTCCTCGCCGCCTTCTTCACCACCAAGCTCGTCACCACCAAGCTCGTCACCACCAAGCTCGTCACCACCAAGATCGGCACCGAGGTCCGCTTCACCTTCTGGGGCACCGGATGTACCACCAATTTGAATCAGAGGCGAGTTGATGACAATATTTGGTTGTCCAGCGCCACCAGCGACACCATCAAGGTCGCCGCCGATCTCACCACCAAGCTCTTCACCGGCATCGATTCCGGCGTTGGTTTCTGGTCCACCGTGGGTGTCGTAATCGTTCAGCGTATCCATCGCCTCAAGCTCTTTGTGAGCCGAAGCCAATGTTTCGCGAACCAGATAAACCGTGGCGTCGTCGACTTCAGATTCGGATAGTTTGTCGATCAGCTCATCGACTTTCTCCTTGAGTTCAACATCCTCTTGAATCTTGGGGCTGTTGCGGAGCAGATCGAGAGCAGTGCGATATGCCTTCACTTCCTCATCACGCGGCGACAAGGCTTCGTTGAAGGTCATATTCAAAAACTTGTCGTAGTCGCCGTCGAAGTCCTTCGTCTTTTCGAGAACATTCACGTTCTCTAGGAGTGTCGGATGCTGCGACTTCACAGCCGTCGCACGCCATTCCTTGACAATGGAGTCATGGTTGACTTTCAGGTTTGTGCGATAGAACAGCGTAGCAACGTCATTGCATAGCTGTTGGTTCATGACTGCTCTGGACGCCAGAGTGTTTTCGATGAGTGTCTTGCTCTCTTGGCGTGTCAGTAAGCAGAATTCCTGCTGCTCGACCAAGAAATCCTTGATGCCAGCGACGGCTTCAGAAATCTTATCGCCGTCGACCAACTGGGCAATCTTGTAGATGCGTTTCTGGAATCCGTCAGACTTGTAAGCCTGCTTGGCCGATTCACGCATATGGGTGCCGACAACCTTGCGGCATGTCCACTCGCTTACCGGCAGCTTTTGACGACGCTCGCTATTGAAGCTAGCACTGATGACCCTGCCGTTTTCGAGCACGACGGAATCCGACAGGCTCTCAACCAAAGCCTTCACCAACTTCTGCTTCTGGGTGTCGTCCCAGCCGTGCAGATGTGCTTCGACCTGAAGCCGACGAATTACACCATCACGTGTACGAATGACGCCGGATGATGGCAGTGTGCGGGGAGAAAATTTGTGGGCGGCAAGGTTGTTGAATGTCGTCCGCATAGCTCGTTGATCATTCGCCTCGATAGCATTGACCAAACCGTGACAGTCTTGTTCGAACAATGACTGCTTCTGGCCTTCAACGATTTTGATTGGGCGAACATTCGTTATGTTCACCTTACCACCACGTAAGTGCTGGTAGATCGCGGCGTAGTAACCACCATTGCTGGTGTCTTCGATGAACAAGTTGCCCTCGTTGAGAGCCGCAAGCCGCCACTTGGCTCCAACACGCTGTCCGAGCTGGGTGACTAGTGATTCATACATAGCCACTTTGCTTTGGGCAGAATTGTTGATAGTCCCAAGAAACTTCCTGCTATCCAATACGAGGCATTCGGCTTTAGTGGCCATGTAGTAGCTCCCTTTGATTGCAACCAGCTCCGACACTCGGAGAGTTCGATTGGCTTATATAATAATGTTTGCTTCTAAGTGGGTAAGTCATCTTGGCTAATATCAGTATCATTCTCAGTTGCTATTGCCACCGGCTGACCCCTGAGGACATTCCTGATTTCCGCTATCGCCTCAATGCGGTCTTTCTCCGGCACAGACCATTCCACCAGCAAACCTTCACTGCCATTCACGTCTTCAGTCAATACGTCATCATTTTTGGGAAGAGATCTAGTAAGACCATCCAACTCTTTTGATTCCAACAAGAATTGGAACGGGTTTGAAGCTCTTTTGGCACGCTGCGACACCTTGACCAAATTACTGTATCGCTTCTTACGTCGAGCGTCCTTGCGTATCTCTAGAATTACTTTACGCTCGATCTTCTTGCCTTCTATCTCGAACTCTTCTTCACCTTCTTCTTCCCCTTCGCCACCCTCTCCGCCCTCTTCGCCGCCCTCTTCACCAGTGTCGACATCAACATCCATATCAAAGTCGTCGCCCTCTCCACCACCTAAGTCACCGCCCATATCTCCGCCAATGCCGCCACCACCACCTTCTTCGCCTTCACCCTGGCCTTCAGATTCCTCTTCGGCGAGTTCTTCCATCTCCTGAATCTCATCAGGTGATAGGTCGGTGAATCTAGTGACAATCCAGGTCTTCGGGAACCATCCAATTTCCTTCAGATCGGCCATAACACTAACTCTAGTAGCCCAAGTCTCCATCCTGTAGAGGTCGTCAAGCGCCGAGCTGGAAGCAAGCGACAGACTAAATCCCTTAATATCTTGTACCGTATATCCTCGGAGAGCCAGATGAATAATTCCTATCTTCTGTAGGCTAAGGGCTATTTCTGATTGTACCCATTGGACGGCCTTAGCGAATTCGGCGTCAGATTGTGCTAATGATTTCTCGTTTGGTTCTCCAGCACCTTCACCAATACCCACCCTAGCAAATGGTATCTTCAAGGGAGAAATCATTTTCTTCTTGAAGTATTCGATGTCAGATATCTTATCCATATTCTCGCCACCAGGGAGAACCTCAATATCTGGCCCAGAACCATCAGGACGCATCGGTAGAAAGAAATCGTCTTCTTGGACGATTGGTGAGAATCTCTCGTCGAATGTGCCAGTAGTTGGATTATAAAATCGCTGCCGCTTAAACATTCTTGCAATGCTCAGCAGATATTCCGGAATCTCTTTAGGAGGAATCATTCCAACCGGAATTTTGTATTTTCGCTTTTCTGGACCTCTCGTTATTCGATAAATGAGCGAAGCATCTTCCATCAATCGCAATTGTTTAAATGGTTTGCGAGAACCATCTATAACAGCTCGGCCATATGGCGCATAGACTGATTCGAAATTCGTCAGGCGCATATGCATGCAAGACCATGGGTGCATGAATACCGGCTCTGGATACATATCATCTTGATAGAAGAATCCTACTAAATCGCCGAACCTTGTCTCAATTCGAGTAAAGTTATAGATATTCATGAACCGCAATGATGAAATTCCAGTGCGGTTTCGATCAGTGACAACCTCAAAAGCGGCATCACCGAATTTACAGAGATATCTAGCAGCCGGGCGTAGCCATCGGTCAATAAGTAACGTATCAAAGAATAATTCCTCTAGCTCTTCTTTGATTCTCCTGTTCGCAGCTCGAATAATCAACCCGTGCTTATATTCGGGATCTATAAGACTGCATTCGTCGCTATAAAGATCCAGAGCCAGAGAGATTTCGCCAGTCTGATCCATCTGCTCATAGTCTTTATACCTCTCCAAACGGTTGATTTGAAGGTTAGTTTGCTGTAGGATAGCATTCTGGCTAGAAAAGTCTAGAAAATCCCCGCCGACAGCTAGTTTATCTATCGAAGATTGGTCTTGAAGTATCCGCTCCTGTTGATAGATACGGTTAGAACGGGTAAATTCTCTAATCCGATCCCAAACTAACCAGTTAGCAGGCATAGTTACCTAACCTATATGGAGAGCGCGAGTTTTCACTGTCGTATCTTTTCATACGGATATATTTCTCGGCAGGTCAGGCAAGCCGACTATAGTGTATCTACTTCAGCACAGTTATTTTGGGTAGTGCTCTTCAGATTCACGCAATAAAGCCGCTGGGTCCAAAAGACCATGGCCGCTGCCAATCTGCCCAATACTGATAGACGCCTCTGATAATAGACTAACCACTTGATCTTTAGTTAATGGTGCTCTTCCGTCATTCTTACGATCAGCGGCGACAAGCGCTACGATACCAGCTACAAATGGACATGCCATGCTGGTACCGCTTAACATTGCTATGCTATTAGGTGGCCAGCATGACACAATCTTATCGCCCGGTGCTACAATATCGACACGATCTCCGCGAGATGAATAACCAGCGAGACGTTTGTTGCGATCTATGGCACCGACACCAATGGTCTCAAGATATCTGGCTGGATAATTTATGGCGTCCAAAGTCGACCCATTATTACCAGCAGCGCAAACAATACACACTTTCTGTGATGCTGCAATTATGGCATTATGTAATAAATCGGTTGAGCATGGCGTTCCTATGCTCATAGAGATGACGTCGGCACCTTGAGCAACAGCCCAATTAAGACCATTCACAACTGCCTGATCGTAGCAAGCACCGCTATCATTTACAACTTTACCGATTAGCAATTGACACTCTGGTGCAACTCCGATAACTCCGAAATTATTCTGACGTGCACCAATAACACCAGCACAGAATGTGCCGTGCCCAATTTTATCCTCGACACCTTTACTACCAGTGAAGTCGGCACTAGCAAGTACAGAGCCTACTAAGTCTTGATGTCGTTGTGCTATTCCAGTATCGAGTACAGCGACTTTGATATTACGACCTTTAGTGATTTTCCATATGTTTGGAATTCCTGCGCATACCAAACCCCAGTTTATAGTTTCCGTACTACTATTAACGACATATGATGGTAAGCTGAGCGAGCATTGCATGATCTTCACCTAAAATATGTTTCAGGTGAAGATATCAGATCTTTATAGTATGCTTCCTATTTGATATTGGTGGCATATTCTGTGCACTAACAGGCATCGCACCCAACTGCTCAGCGAATCTTATGATTTCGCCTGATACACTGACATCCGGAGAAACTTCTGTAAATCCGCCGATAGGTGCTAAAACGGATGCATCTATTTGGCTTGGACTATAGTTTTCAGAAATACTAAAATCAGTTTGCATCGATTCTTGGAATGGAATCAACCCACCGATCATTTGTGTTGCTGCATCGTTGACTCCAATACAAGCAAGACCTAGACTCATAACCAAGTCATCATGGTTACCTGGACCTTCTTCAGCTTCCGTTTTATCTGTGTCTCGACCGGTTCTGTCTTTTTTGCGGACGTAAATTTGTAGTTGCTTAAGTAACCGGCGACTATATATTTTGTAACCGCCTTCAGGGTGTAAGTAATCGATCAATGCCTTATTCAGAGTTGGTTTTGAAGCCTGGCCTGTGTAAAAGCCGTATTCGGCTAGTTTTATAGATCCTCCAGTAGACGAACCCTTTTTCGGTTTATCGTTGATGTCTTTCTTCCGCCATAAGTTCGGATACATTAAATCGTAGCGCATATCATCTATGAATGCATCGCCACCATTATTGCGTTCTATTACCATCAATGCGTTGTTATACCAACGGCCAATATAATCAGCCAATAACTTGAAATCTTTCGGATAACATCGTATCATCATCTCTGCGGCTTGTTCTTGTGTATCGATATCTAAAACTTGTAACCCGAAATAGTCTCGACCTTTACCAGTTGCGATATCGATCCCAATTGAATATCGGTGCGGCTGCTCACCCGGATCTACAAGACGCTTGCCTACATAAACAGGACGTTTACCATGATTCGGCTTTCTCCAAACCCACAGACCTTCATCCTTATCTAGCTCTCGCTTATTACCACCATTGAAGTTGATTTTGAGATGTTGATTCTTTACAGGATGAACATATGTCTGCGGACCCTTAACACGTTTGAACTCGTCACTGATGATAGTCTGCAGATATGCTAAGATTTTCATATCAATCACAGTACTACCAGATCCGACGAACTCCGCTAAGATTTCTTGCCTGAACTTCCAAGTCTCGCCGCGTTCTTGCAGTTCGCGGTACTGATCTTCAAGCCATGGAGACCATTTTTGGCCATACTTCTCTATTTCTTCCGGAGTTACACAATCGCGTAACCCTGCTGTTGGCGCGATGACCTTAAGCTCGCCGGTCATCGCATCGCGGTATCTGATCTCCCAATCCATATCCCACCAGTCAATCTGGATAGGATTGAAATTGTTGAATCCGGCAACAGCATCGGTCCAAGTGCTCCAATACCAACCACCAACGCCACATGTCGTCGATACCACAATGACGCTACCACCGTGGATCAAGGTCGGCTGACCGGCTGCCCACATCACGCCCATATCTCTAATGAACGCAGCTTCATCGATAATATTCAAAGAAGATGCATTGGATCGCAATACATCGGGGTGCGAAGTGAGGGAACGAATACGAGAGCCGTTCGGAAATTGTATCTCGTGTTCGTTCTCTTTGATCGGCTTCCAGGCGTCCTGCATCCATTGTGGAAGATGCCGAAATAAGAAAACGATGTTTTCTCTGAGGAAGTTGATAGCGTCTTCGTCAGTACGTGAGACTATTAGCACCGTCTTATTCATAAAGAACATCGCAAACCATAATGCAAAAGCTCCAGCTATTTTGCTAGCACCGGTTTGTCGAGACTTCTTGAATATGTTATATCTATACTTTCTAAAAGCAGTCAACGCTTTGATTTGATAGCTAAACGGATTCAGCGGTAAAACACCAGCGGAAGGATGCTTAGTTTTACCAAAGTTCCTAAGAAAGAATATAGTCGACTGCTGACATCGATGGATTACTTCAGCCTGTGTTGCAGAAAGGTGTGTTAAAAGCTTTGCCATTATCCGTCCGATGGCTGGTCTAATATCTTTTGCAACTCTGCATCGACGCCAGTAATATTGATGTTGGTTTGATTTGCGTTAAGGGTGCTCTTGGTAGCAGCGAGTAATTTCGAACGAGAATCTAATAGCTTCACAGCATGGCCGTTCGTATCAGCTAGAACACCAAGCGCCTTGACAAGAGACATCGTATCTGTTTCAGCGTCGGTATTTGCTCTAACACGGGCTAATAATATATCAATCACACTATCGATTTTCTTCCGATCGCTTTTCAGATTAGTCTGAACTTCACCGTAGTCGTGATCGAACTTGTCGACAACCGCCTTAAGTTCAGAATTAGCAGGAGCCGGATCAGATGTTAGTGGTAAATCGGATGGCTCTGCCTCACTTATATCTGTTGTAGCGTCGGTTAACTCTGGATCTGGAATAATCAGCTCTGTGCTTGCTGCCGCAACTTCGACCTCATCACCATTAGTTGCTTCGCTCGTAGCGTCAGCAAATGGTTCTTCGGGTTGCTCTAGATCAGCCAATAGAGATTGCAATTCATCGTCCATGCCCTGGACAGATACTTCAACCATTGATCTCTTTCCCATAGTGTTTTGATATCGCAGCATCAAGACCAACAAGCCAGTCCTGCCATTCTTTATTCATACCAGGTCTTTTAGCGAGCACTGTCGTGAGCCTTTGTAGTGCTACCGGGTTCGTTATATTAACCAATTTGGCTTGACACTCTGCTAGCGGCTTACAGCGATTCGATTCGAGAAACTCCATAGCCTCTCGAAACTGCTCTGGATGAGCTTTATTACGCTTGATTTGTTTTCGCAAAGCACTCTTACCACGCAGAGTAGTGGTCGGATCATTGTGTTGCCCTGGTTCGTGGTCTGTTTTGTCGTCTACTTGACGTCCAAGGCTAGATGATTGCGGCCCGATTTTATCATGCTTCATCTGCCGCTGTACTCGTTTATTAAGACTGGTCGGACTGGTTTCGGCTATAAATCGGTTGAAGTCTTCTGCAGTTATCGTTTTTTCATCAATCATCCGCAATATGTTCCTGACTGATTCGCTAACAGGAGTTGCATCACAGCATGTGTTAAGATCAACACCAAGAAGTAGCTTATTGTCTGCAGTTTGGTAAGACCAGATATGGCCATTAGGACAACGCAGCCCGTGCCCCTTTTCAAGATCTTCGGTTGTATGCCTAACGACATTTCCACAGCGACACCGAGAGACTGATTTTTCATTACAGATAGGGCAGATATCCTTGGGAGGTTCAACCGATTCTGCTACCTCTGGCGTTTCGTCTTTCTTGATTTCTTTCTTGACTTCCTTCTCACCCTCTTTATAGTGTTCCGCCTCATCTGGAGCTAGCTCATGCAGAACCTTTAGAAATTCTCCGGCATGAACACGCTCCTCGTCAGTTACACTCGTCAAAACCTTCTTAACGAGTTCATTATCTGTAGCTTCGACGATCTGCATGTACATCTGCGCTGCCTCATATTCAGCAGCTATAACGAATCGGATAGCTCTAATAAGTTCTTCGGTGGTCAGTTTCCTGCCATTCAGAGGTTCTGAAAATGGTGATGCGAAATTCGGCATATTATTCCTCATCTTGGCAAAGGAACTGCTTCTTCAACTGCTTGTCATGCTCACTCTCATGGCTTAGAGGCGAGTCTGTAAACTCATGACTGCGGAGCCGTAGCAGTTTTATGAAGCCATTGACTTGGACACGTGACAAGCCAGAATGTTCTACCAATTTCCCAATCAGACCGTCATACGGCTTGTCGTCTGTTTTGATCACATGACATAGTGCCTCTATGCACCGCATATGATCCCTATTATGTTTGCATATTTGAGATGCCTCCGTGAAGAATCTCTTAAGACGATCCTCGTCAACTCTATTCGCACTACACAGATGATCCTTATATGCCGTGGCGTTCTTCCTATCGCGTCCTTCCTTTTTCACAAAGGCTAGAATTACAGTCCTGCTAACTTGGCTCCACATATTAAAGACTTTGGAGTTACCACGGAACAAGACCGTCACCGATCCACCAAAAGTGCCCTGCTTAGGTTCTACATCTGGATGGGAACTTAGAGTAATACCACAATATGGACATTTAGGAGGATTCCTACCACTGCGACCGATGACGAATTTCTTACTACCAGAGGGACAATATTTGGGGTCGAATAGTTGATCGAATGTAATAATACTATATTCTGACTCGGCTGGGATGTAGAGTGCCGAGCTAATAGGTCTATCTGGATTATAGCAATTTCTGCAGTGCGGTTTGGCCCTGAATTTATATAATGTTCGTTCAACCTGAACCCATGCGGTTTGGACTAAATCGCCGAAAGCAGATTCTTCCTGCCCCGGATAAATCATGTGCAGATTCTGCTTCCTGATGATCTGCTTGATTAATTCTGGAGCGTGGGTCATTATAGAATCGCGTATGGCGACATCAGTGCAATTGGTCCAGATATATCTGCGAAGCTTGTCTTCTACGATCTCGTTGATGAAGTAGTGCTTCTTCGATAAAAGTCCAGGGTCATCGGGCAGGACGTCCTCTACGTCCTCCGATTGGAACTCCGTCAATTCATCTAAATCAGCAACGTCTAGATCTTCTTCTATCAACATAATAGGGTCCTCCAAAAACTATTTACTTCTTGGAGCGTCAAGTATTTTAGGGAGTGTATCCAAATATGCGGCAACAAAAGACGGACCATGATTGCTAAGATAATCACAAATAAGACTATTCAGCTAACAAATCTGACCGCTTGGGAAGAAGAAATTATTGATGCTAGATTCAGTGCATCACGCCCAAGTGCGAGATATATTGATGTGTCTGGCGGTTCAAGTTGGGATGGGGTCTACCATAAATACAATAGAGCCAATCAAACTATAGCACGACCATTTCTTGGAGAATTGCGTGCATTGTGTAAAGAAAAGGGCTTGCAGCTAGTTGTCATCGATAAAAGACCAAAATCAAAATATAAGCCAATTGATTCCTCTCTCATTACTGAAGATTTCTTGCCTGGCATCCAATTAAAGCCATTCCAGATCGAAGCCATCAAGACTATCTATAAGACAGAAGTTGGAGTTGTCAATGTCTCGATGGGTGGCGGCAAGGGAGAATTAATAGCTGGAATTTGCAAGGCGATGCCATGCCCAACAGTAATCATAGCAGAGCAAATTCAGGTTATTGAACAGCTTAAGCAGCGGCTATTGATACGCGAGGTCTGCTCCGAGCCAGGATTATTCTATGCTGGTAAGATGCCGTCTGGACAGCTAATTATTATCGGATCGATACAGTCATTGGTCAAACCAAAGCATCGCCCAGAAAAGCCCCTACTTGAAAACTTCAAGGATAGCAAATCTGGAACAGCTCAAAAGAAATTCGAAAAGGCGTATAAGAATTTCGAGATCAAGCTCAAAGGATTTCGCAGTAGATGTAAGAAGGCCGAAGCATTACATAAGCTGATCGGTACATGCGAAATGCTAATAGTAGACGAATGTGATCTCGCCACATCATCAACATATAAAAGTCTATTCAGATTCTGGTTTAATGGCCGCAGAAGATATGGGATGACAGGCACTCCATATGATGCCGATAAGCCTGTTGAGAATCTTGTATTACAAGAGCATATGGGATCGGTTATTTACATCCAAAACAGAGAAGCAGTTGAGAAGACTGGCTTGACTGTGCCTATCTCATACTTCGCTCTTGCTTTCGGTGAAGACGGCAACAAAGACGATGCCTCTGCGTTCGACATAGCCGTCAATGAAATGATGGTCTATAATGAGAAGTTCCATAAATTTATTGCCGCATTGTGCAAACGATTCACCGATGAAGGTACATTGGTCCTGGTCGAACGCGACGACCTAGGGTACGCACTACAAAAACTGATCCCTGATTCAGAATTCATCCACGGAGAGACATCAAGAAAGAGAAGACCTGAAATCCTTAAAGACTTCGAATCACGCAAATTGAAGGTTCTAATTGGTGGTAAGAACGTCAGACGCGGTTTAGATCTCAAAGGCGGATGTGAGAATCTGATATTGGCAACGGGCGGCAAGCTAGCATCAGAGTTCAAACAGCGTGTAGCCAGAGCAGCTAGAGTAAATCAAAAAGGCAGCGCTAGAATATTCGACATCTACTTCATGTGCAATAAATATCTCTATGCACACTCAAGAAAGCGATTCAAAGCAGCCGTCTCTGCTGGTTACGCCTCAAAAGTTATTTTCAATGACTGCAGCGTTGATGGTGAGAAATTTATCAAATCTCGATTTCACAGACCAAGAATAAAATCGAGAGATCTACCGGGGCAAAAGAAACTGTTCTAATTGGTTCTATTCGACCAAGCGTTTCCATCCCAAAAGCACTCGGTACCGTCATCTAAAATGTAAGGTTTCTTTCCGGTGCAGATCGCATCAACGTCCACTTGATTGTACCAGTGTTCGCCTATCATATACATTGGCTCACCGCCTGGCGGAGCCGCCATAAAACCTCTGACTGGGCTCATATTATCACGCTATTCTAAATCTGGCAGACATCGCCGTCGCAGAATTTCGTCCCGACAGCATCTTCCATGAAGTATTTGTCGAAGTCAAGCGGCTTAAGCTTAGCGTTATATGCTGCAACTTCCGCTGATGTAGCTGGCTGATATGGCGATTGCGGGAAACCGTGATCGAGATATGGCAGGAAGCTGATCCCCTTAAGTTCGTCGTCGAACTCTTCCAAGACGTACGGTAAATCCTTCGCTTCTTCTGGCCTGAATTGGATTGTGCATGATATCTGGTTATCAGCCCAATATCGTTGATAATCAACAGCATTTTTCATTTGCTGCCAGATCGAAATTTCGCACACTGATGGGATGTCTGGCTCTGACACACCAAAACGCACGATGCTGGTCTTGCTATCTGTGATACACTCTTCAACATGATATCCGGCTTCGATGACCGCCTTGAGCAGTGCACTCTCACTGGAAACGCGGACATTTCGCCAGTACGATCGCGTTGGTGCGATTGTAAAATGGATACCAGCCGTAGCACCAGCTACTAATGATACCGAGCCGCTTGGCTTCACACTAGTGCATTTGAGAGATTTACTTACACACAACCATTCAGAATAAATCTCGTCCCACTTGCGGACAACTTCATACCCTTTACCGCAGAAGTCCGTTAGAACCTTACGTCGACCAAACTTGGCAAACGCTTGAATGATACCGCTCTGCGACAAGCCGATACGTCTATTACGCAGCAAAACCGCATTGGTCTTCTTGCAGTGCGTCGGCAATAGCGTAACCGTCTTGGCATATAGATATGCGAATTTCAGCGTTCGATGGTAGTCTTCAGCATCTTCGTGATGAGCAGGGAACGTCTCACACAAGCAGCAGAGTTCGGCGTCTTCTAGCGATTGTTCGCCGCATGGGTTTGTTCCAAGTGCTCTCTTGTCGATGCCTTCTTGGCGACCGTCAACCATACGACCATAATTCTGCACATTATCGAGCCATAAACATCCGGGCTCACCATTCTCGGCAATCTGTTTTGCTACATTGTGGTAATCCATTCCAACCGTAGCGAAAATTGAATTGTTTGATGCCCAACGATGAGACATTAACTGCTCGCTGTGGAGAGTCTTATCCTTCATCGTCATATAATCCCAATCAGCAGGATCACCTAATGCAATCTCGCTCGATCTGCGAACATTACCAGCGACTACGCATCTGCCAATAAAGTTCATAAAGTCGACAATATCGACGCTAGTTAGAAGCTGACTCTTACGTCGTAGGATATTACTAAAATGGTGTGCGACCATCTTATGCAGCTCGTGCAAGGTATCAGGCCCGCTAGCCTTACCACCAAATCCCTTGATTTCAGACCCAGCAGGTCGAACAAGAGAATAATCAAACTTAATTGTCCCAAGTTCTGGACGGTTTGTGAATGATTCAATCAATACTCGTAATGAGTCAACCCAGCCCTCACGCGAATCTTCGATTTCCCACGGAGTATCTGTATCGTGTGGCTTCACAACGGTGATTTTGTTCGCGCCACGTGTGTCAAAACCAACACCTACACCAAGCATCGACATATCCATAACAAAGCAGAATGGCCATGCTGGATCTTCATCAACATCCTTGGTGCTACAATATCCACAATTGTTCAGAGATGCACTACCAAGCTTCCACATATGCGGAGTACCCATTACCCACAGGCCACGGCCAGGAGGTAAAAATTTGAAGTCCCACATACGCTGGAACATTTCTTGTGCGGACTTTTGGGCTTTTGATCGAGTCCACGGCAATGCCATACCGCCGAAAGCGATATTTTCTTTACCACTCTCGCTCTCATTCTTATTCTTGTCATTCTTACTCTTACTGCACCATACACGCTGAATTTCGTAGCAGCCTTCAACGACGCGCTGCAGCATGTCAACAAACGTCTCCTTGGTACCATCTTCCTTGAGACGCGAGTAAGTGCGATAGAAAACGAACTCACCAAGGCCGTTGTATCCAAATTTGGGCTTTTTGCCTGTAAACTTCGCGATGAATGCCGGGTCCAGCTTAAACGGCGAATCATCATTCACCGTCTTGCGTCCATTTTTGGAAACCGGATTTTTGTAAGCTTTTGATGTTGGCTTGGCTATCGTTGTTGTTGGCACAGCGTCATTCTCCAGTCATTATCCAATATTGATTTCGCTTTTGATCTAAAGTCGCCATCTTTCGTAAGATTGATGGCCAAACAGTACAATTCTGATTCTGTCGGTAGTAAGATACGTTCGTGTGGCGCGACTATTGCGAGCTTTGATAAAGCTTCAGTGCACACAATCGATATAGATAAATACGCTTCAGCGATGTCGCCACTTTTATACCACCTTACAATGTTTCGCAACTTGCCGAATGACTCGCGATTGAGTAGCAAAGTCACAGCAGATTTACCATTACACCTATCACTGACAAATTTATGTGAGGTAATTATCTGCGTAAGACGATTCGAGGAACCAGACGCATACTTCTGCATACGATCAAAGCATACATCCATCATGTTGCCTTGAAAGAACACAGATAGACCTTTATGTAGTAATTTCTTCTCTTTCATATAACCAACGGCGAAGTGAATGAATGCTCTCGCCGTTGGCTTATCCAATTCCCATTCGTCTATTTTGTTTGCTAACCTTGTGACATATCTCCATTGATAGGTCTTTTTCGGGTCGGTATTCTTTGGGAATGTTAATTTTACGCCCTGCGCCGCGAACGCTTCTTGACACCACTTCCACGTTCGCATCGTAGTTGTGGGAGGTTCTAGTATTTGAGTCATGTAGTTAGCCTTTTGATACCACTCTAATACAAGAAGACACTCATGGCAAAATCAGAGAAAGACAACATTAAGAAACCCCAAGAAAAAGTCGCTGAGGAAGCACCACTGATTGACGCACGGGTAGAGTTTGAACAGCGATTTGGCTTTTTTATGACTCAATTCCGCACAGTTTGCGAAGAAGCCAAAGTACCTATTGCGATAGCTATCGTCGTCGATGCTGAAAACCCGACAACTCCTTTCATTTACAACCACGGTCATATATACGATCAAGCATCGATCTTGGCAAGCGTACTGCGTGATCTAAAGCGTAAGATAATAGAGGAGATATCTGCTTAAGCCGGTGCGTCGACGAATAGTTGTGCTATCTTAGCTCGCAACGCATCGTATGGTAGTGCATCATAGCACTCCAATAATATCCTACATATGGGATTATGTTTATCGATCTCTAATCGATGAATGAAGAGATCTAGAGACGGAGGACATCGCAAGCTAATAAATGATTGCCCCCAAGTTCTTTCTATCTCGCGAATAACTGGCGGAGCCAACAAGTCAGATTCATCGCCGTATGTGCCACGAATCGCTCCCTCGACAGAAGCTAAGACTTTATTCTTCGATGTGCATAAGTACGCTTTCGTCGGATCTTGGTCGAATACGATCAACCACATCGGGATGATTTTACCGTTTATAGTTAGCTCGTGTGATTTATTCGGTAGAGATCCCACCGGTAGTTCGTCTTTCAATGTCATTACTATCTAGTACTACCCAATAGATTTCGATGGTGTCAGAATCTTCAAGAGCTTCAAACTTGTGCCATACACCTGGTGGTACATCCGTACACATCCCCGCTGTCAAGACGATCTCGTCTGCAATCTCGCCGCTAAAAATGGTGACCTTCATCTTCCCTCGAAGAACGAAGAATCGAGAGAATTTGCATGCGTGGCAGTGCTCTGAGCAATAACCACGTGCAAGAGAAATCAATCTATTGACATCTATGCCATTAAGATTAAATATACTCTGCGTCGTGCCCCAAATTTTCCCTTGCACAGGGCCGATTGGTATGCTCATGATAGATTAGATACGTGATTTCTCATAGAAGAACTTCACGTTGCGGTCGCCTTCCACGATAATCTCATTTATACCAACACCAGTTGTGTCAGTTGGGTCGGCGAGTTTATTGGTTTGCAAGATATTGTTTGCTGGGCTGAACAAATCGACGTATGAAACACCATCAACTTTCGACACGGCTTCGATGACATCTGATACGTACAACGGCTGCCCAAGGTCTCTATTATCTACGTTAAAAAACGAGTCCAAAGCTGCATTCACGTTTGTGCGAACAACTGAGGCATCAGCATTCTTGCTAACAACCACGGTCATATCAGTTGTAATCGATTTTATCGCACCGTCTAATACGTTGACAGTATCAGTAAGTACATTATATCCACTAACATAAGTCTGCACGGCCTGCTTAAGACCTAAACTTGGCGTAACTAAGCCGACCGCACCATACGCCAACACATATAACTCGACCAAATTTGCGTTGAGATCTGTGCGTACCGTAGCAACGGCCTTCGCAACAGACCCATACACAGGACTTGCAAAACTACTAACGACCTGTGCATAATCGGAACTAGTAGTAATGCTGGCTGGTCTATCGGAAGCGAATGCTCTCACCACAAAATCGCGTGGTGCTCGCTTCTTAGCTTGATCTATTGTTTCTCTATCTGTGCCGCCAGAGCTTGCGACTAGATTTCTGAATGTAACTTGGACTGGCGCTGCTATCGATGAAGGCGATATAGACCTTGACTCATTTATCGCATAGCTTCCGATCCTGCCTCTTACTCCACCACCAACACGATAATTGACTACGATTTGCTGGCCAGCGAGAGGTGCCTTGCCATTGATATCATCACCAAAAAGTAGATCAATCCTGTCAGAATAATAGGTGACATTTACGACTTCTGCGTCCGCTGTATATGTTTCAAGCGGATTTGTCGTAACTGTCCATGATACTGACGATTCACCAGTATAAACATCAACAGTTATAGGCTCTTGTAAAATATTAGCCACTTTGATAGAAAATGCCTGATTTGGGCCACCTGGACTATATAAATTAGCCGGGCCTGCAAATCTTCCCTCAATCCCGTAGCCTATCACGCCGCGTTTTCCAGCCGGAATAGTCAGCGAACTTTTGAAATCACCAGGAGCACGGAACAACTCATAATATATTGGTTGTCCGTCTGGGCCTGCTATTGTGAATCTGGCACCGGCACTGATGTCGACGTTCACCGTTAGAGCTGACTGTACAGCAACCTCTATATCAACTATTGCAGGTGTTTGTGATTTGATCGTTTGATTAATTAGTGCAAGATGCTCAATAAGAGCAGTTTCAGTCTGGCACGTTGGAAGAAACGATTCGTTAGAAAGCAGATCAGACCTTAAGCTCAACTTTGCTACGTTGTTGGCTTGGGTTTCAATCAGCATCATAATGCCACTATGGGCAACCCAATCGTTGAAATCGTTTGGATAGTATGTGCGGATATACTCTATAATCGCGCGTCTCGACGTATCGAAATCTAATGCACTGAAATCGATGCGACGTAGCTTAGCCGGTGGCAGCATGACGTTAAATTCGTCTGGCGTCAGCGGCAGCTTAAACATCGTATTTTCTAGTTCATTGCTCATATCGCAGCTCCAGGGGCTGGTATCGAAGTGTTCAACAAGAACTGTTCTGTCGGTGCGTAACTCATATTACCTGTTACTGTTACTTTCAGCAGCAAATCCGCAGGAACAGTCTCTAGTTGAACATCGACGTTGATCAATCTCGGTTCGTTGGTGCTTAGTGCTGTCAATATATTAGTACGCAGATCGGCCAATACCTCATCTGTCATTGGCTCGAATACAGTAGATCGCAGAGTCGTCCCAAATCTCGGCCTCTGAACACGTTCGCCTGGAATCGTAAGCAGTAATTGCAATACGTCGTTTTTCACGAGACGAAGATCAGACTGTCGTGGTAATATACCGCGATAGCGATTGGGCTCTGGGTCCGACTGACTCGTATTTGCAAAGGTCTGCACGGCACTAAGGAAAGGCGGATTGAAGCCGTAATAGGTTGCTTTCATCATCTCACCATCTGTGCCACTGCCAAAATTCTGTTTTCCAAGTCTGTCGCATTGCTCGCCTGCTCATTGGCAATGACAACCAAAGCGTTCATCTGTGTCACGAACAAGGCCAACTTCGACTTGAGAGAATCCAAAACGGACTGCAACGACGGATCGGACTGAACCAACTGCTCAAGTGCGGCTATAGCCTTCTTAGTTTCATTCTGGTTCTTCTGATTCTCTGTGATGTCAGTTTCAGTATCGATCCTAGCCTGCCTGACGACACTTAACTCGGTATTGAGAGTCGTAAATTGGCTATCTGCAGAGTTGTTTATTGCTGTAATATCTGCCTGCGACACTCCGAGCGACGACAGATCCAATATATTGGTGTCATGCCTGATTTGTAAAGGATTTGAAGCAAGCATAGGCTGCAACGTCGATTCCTCAGACACCCCAAATTCGAGAATCTGTCCTACCTCAAATTGCTTCTTCGCAGACCCTACAGATGATGCATTAGATAAAGTATTGGTATAGACCCGCTGCCCGTCTGGCTTCTTTGTATCAATCGGCACACGCTGCCGAAACTCTATCGCTGCAGGAAGCTGAATTTCTGTCAGCGGGCCATTTGGCGGCGACGTCATGCTAACGATATACGTAACATTACCGCTATCCGACGCAGACTGCGGGATTACTGCAAAATACAAGGCTGTTGGATAAGCTATGATCACTTTATATCTTTGTTGTACTCCAGATCCTTATTGTACCTAGCACCGCGATTGTTCGGTTCGAGCTGTGGTATATTAGACGGGATAAGTACATCAGGCGGCTGGATTGGGATGAAGGAATCGTATCCCTTCCATCGCAGAACTTTATTAATCTTGATATAGTTGGAATCTATCTCAAGCATCCCGCTGCCACCCATCAGAGTAACTGCGTTGTTGCTGCGCATAGAAATGTTGCGATTTGCATATACTTTGGCGTCTTGGCCAGCTATCACCTCAACATCACCGGCACAGACTATTTGGATTTTACCCTGCTCGTCATTTCTGATAACTATTTCACGCTTGTTTTCATCAAACCACCAACAAATTCTTACGGCATCTGGATATTGTCTAGCTCTGCATACCGTCAGCTTTTTCTTACCAGAGAACCATAAGCCCCTGTCATCGAGATCGACAAATTCAGCCCAAGGGTCATCGCCCATACTACCATCTCTACACTCTATTCCCTGCTGAATACCGACTCGTGCTCTTGGGTTGACTATATTTCCCCATGGCGGCTGGCCATGCCCGCCAGCAGTTTTCAATCGCAAGTATTCGTTGTGTAAATCGAGCTTTATATGATATGAAGTCTGCTCTGTGTCATCGGCAACTAGCGAATCTTCAAGAAATTCGTTAGCCTTGATACCAGCCCATGGCATAGGATACCAAGGCTTAGAGCCAACCATGAAATATTGTAATTTGTCGTTAAGTTGAGCAGTTATGCCAAGAGGACTACCCCAAGTCGTTTGGTTTAGCTCATCGCGTTCGTTGAATTCCCAATAGAATCCTCTTGGATTTCCTTCTACCTGCTGACCTTGTGCTCCCGGTGTCCGACGTCCCTTCATCAACACACCACGAGCACGCGGATTTTCTTGGCTATCAGCGTGTTTTGTATCGGAACCACGATCATCCAACACAAGCTTAATACCATATCGAGTGACCCACCGTATCCAACGTGCATCACCCTTCCAGTATTGGTTTTCATGCTCGGTTTTCGTGCCAGTCTCATCAAGCAACTTACGCTTGACGAAATCGTCATCAATAGGATCGAAGCCGATGTCGGACATCTGGAAGAGCATGCCGCCTTTCGTACGCCATTTAACCCATCGCTCATCATTAGTGCTGTCAGATATCTTACGAGGCTGTCCGTATTCGCCATCGCGTGTCTTGTTCCATCCGACGTCGCGCATCTCTAGCTTGTGGCCATATCTAGTGAGCGACATCATTCTACGCTGATCTGCACCATGAGCTGCATCTTCGTTAATCAACTTCTGCAGATATTTCCAACGTGCTATCTCCCATTCCTCGTCTTTTTCTACATCACCATAGAACTCACCTGCATCCGATTTTGAATTATTAGATCCGTCGCTAGCTATCTGCCAGTGATATCCTTGGTCGCCCATCAACAGCAAATGCCCATATTTGCTCAATCGCACCATAAACTTGGCATCGGGGTTGTTCATCTCCGGTGGCAAGGTTGTCTGTTTATATGGCGTTTTGCTGCCGTTGCTATCTGTGCTTGTTTGTGATTGCAACGGATCGTTATCTGGTCCCGGCGGTTGCTGCTTATGCTCAGAAGGAAAGAAGCCGATAGAACTACTAAGGTCCAGATTGCCGTAACGGTCCGAAGAGCCAGTGCTCATCGGTCTGGAATCTTTTGGAAGATAATCTTTGTTGTAATCGTCTGGCGTTTTAGTAGTGGTTCCTTCCGCATCAACCGGCAATGGTGTCACACCATAAATAGCTGGATATGGATAGAACTTTCGTCTGGTTGGCGTACAAAAACCGGTCCAAACAGGACCATATGGATGCTGCTTCTCAAAGCCTATCCAGATCCAATCGCCGATACACGGTGACGTCCAAGAACCAGCACGTTTGCCGCCAAGATGGAATTGAGATACAGCCCATGGGCACTCCTCAGGTTTCAAATCCCAATCATGCATTTCTGGGCATTTGAATCTGACTCTATGCATATTTAGTGGATCGTTCGTTTCCACTACTAATGCTCTATATATGCCGGGAAATCGCTGATTAAGAGGACGTTCTCGATTAACCAACAAGCGATCTAATCCGATTGTAGCATTTTCTTCGTTCATACTAATTCACTTGCAATAAGCGATCTCGATGGAACAACAATCGTATCACCAACTTTCGGCCAATTTAAGGCGTCAGAAGCATTATTCATAGCTATTATTAACCAGTCTAATGACGAATTACCATATAAAGAATAAGCAATTAAATCTGGCCTTCCGGCAAAAGAACTGCTTACAACATATGCTGTCGCACTACTAGCCAATAAATCTGTAATAGGACTCTTCCATCTGCCGAACGTGTCTTGATTGTCATATAATACATGCTCAGTCTGACTGAATCTAGAATAGACGTATTGTTTCAGATCTGTTGCATCCATGATGATCCTTATTGCCAATCTGGAGGTACTGCAGAAATCAATCCTGCGATAGCAACCTTAGGCGGCTGCGTTTGTGGTGACTGATTTGTCGTATCTTGCGGAACATTGCCTCTGGACCACAACTGCATACCGACCTTGATATTTGTTATTACTGGATGCGCCTGGTAAACATTCGGTCGCCCATTTACTGTCGGAACATACAGGGCTTTACCGTGTGAAACATCAATATTGCCAAGCCTGCATGTCATCGGGTCAGTACCACCTAGTTTCCATATTTTGAATCTTATGATATAAGCACTAACTATTGTCTCTAATGGTGCAGTATAATATCCACGCAAAGTAAGTATCTGATTTCTTACTTTGGTAACATCCCAACCATTAGCACCGATTATATATGTCCACTCTAGCGTAAATTTTCTAGCACCAGACGTTTTCCAGGCTTGAAACGGTTGGTCCCCAGGTACTTCAGTTTCAGACCACGTTCCAGATCTATTATCTGTAGTTATTTTAGGCGGAAACTGGAATTCAATAGTACGAACGTTATCAAGTCCGATCTTGAATTCGACCGCTTTAGCTAATCGTGTGTCGATATCGAGTAAATTTGCTGCCATGATTATGTCCAGCTATTTAATCTGGTGCCAAGTTTTGATGGTGACTCACCGAGTTTGGGAAGATGCTCTTCAAGCAAGCCTCTAATGACACCGACATCCTCGACATTGCCTTTACTAAGTTTATTTACAGCATCAGCAATAATCCCCATCAGCTCTACTTGTTTGGCTTGCGCCTCTTGTTGCTGCCAGCGTGTTGACACGCCACCACTTGTCTCAGTCTTAACTTGTATTGTCGAAACTGTCTCGGCCATCACTTTCTTCTTGGTGGCCGTTTCTGATGATCCGATAGGTAAATCGAGCTTCGCTGCTATTAGCTCTAGTGCCGAGAATGATGTTTTTAATTCATCAATCTGTGCGCGTATTTTCTCTTGCCCGGCTTGAATGACAGCCGCTATTGTATCAGTGATGCTACTGATAACTGGAACGGACGACAAGAGATCTGTGAATGCACCTATAATATCGCTTGATTGTAATTGTGATACGGCGTCGACTAACCCAGTAATACTGGGCGTCAAACTACTAGCAGCTTTAGCTGTCGTATTCAAACCATCAACCGCTGTCGCTAATGGTGAAATAGAAGATCTGAATAAGATTGATCCAAACATCATCTTATAGCCACCGATCAATACTGCGTTCGCAATGCTGTCGATAGACGATGCAAGACCGTCAACAACTCCGCTAATCGCACTACCAAATGACGATATTCCATCACTCACAGACGCTAAGTTGGTGACACTACCAGAAACTATTTTAATCGCCCTGCCAAATACCAGCAATGCAGCACTTGTTGTCAGTAATGCCGCTGCATCTATGGCAGCCAGATAAGACAAGCCACTTGCGAGACCGCCCATGCCTTTAGCGAACACGATACCTAGCCCCATGGATGCTATAAATGTAGCAATACCAGGCGATGCAATGACGAGTGCACGCCCGAAGTTCGCAAGACCACCATCACCTAATCTCTCCATCTTAGCGATTGCATTATTGCTAATCAAGAGCATTGCCACACTTAAGCCGCCCATACCAAGACCCAAGGCAATAGACGCAACAGCCATCGCGGCACCACCAGCCCCAATTGTTACGGCTGCTGCTAACAGTTCGCCGCCGAATATAATCAACGCACCACCCATGATAAGCAAATCACTAGCGGGCACCTCCATGAGTTTTACGATGCTGTTCGCAGCAGTCTCAAATGCTAAAGCCAGCACATATGCTGCACCAGCCGCTATCATCGCTGCCACAGATATGCCCAACAGCACACCAGCCAGTGCTATTGCTGCAGCTCCTCCAACACCAGTCGACATACCGAGTACCGCTAATGCCAGTATACCAAATACAACGGCGAGTGCACCTACCGCACTCCATAACTTACCGTAATCGAGATCTGCTAACATTTTGATTGCGAAAGCTATAGCCAAAACACTTGCACCGACAGCAAAAGCAGCTACAGCTATTGCGAATAATTTTGGTGCATTTG